CAACAACAATGAAAAAGCTAATTTTAAGCAAGTTGCACATTCGCGACTTTAAGAAAATCAATGATCTAGAGATTGATTTTGCACAACAAACAACCATTTCCGGAACCAACGGCGTAGGTAAATCAACAATTTTCGACGCCTACACCTGGTTACTCTACGGCAAGAACTCACACGACCAACAGGATTTCAGCATTAAGCGCCTAGATTCTGACGGCAAAGTGATTCACAACCTAGTTGCAAGCGTGCGCGGTGTGTTTATTCTAGACGGCCAAGCAATCGAACTCGAGCGTCGTTACAAAGAGAAGTGGACAAAGAAACGCGGTAACGAGCATGAGGAGCTTACGGGGCATACAACCGAGTATTTTATCGACCAAATCCCAAAAAGCAAGGGAGAGTTTGACACATACGTCAAAAGCATGATTTCCGACACCATTGCAAAGGTCATCAGCTCACCACTTTATTTCAATGAGAAAATGAAATGGCAAGAGCGCCGCGAGATTTTAACATCCATTGCAGGCGATACAACGCCCGAGGATGTGTTAAATTTTGCGCCTGCTGAATTTAAATCAGCAAACGAACTACTTGCTTTACTTGAGGCGAGAAAGTCGCTTACAGACGAAAAAACGCGCATCGCATCGGAACGCAAAAGATTAAAGGAGCAACTAGACGGCATTGCGCCCAAGATTGAGGAGCTTACAAGCATGACGGTAACGGAGTTGGATTTTAATGAGCTAAGCGCCAATAAAGCCGAGCTAAACGCAGCTAAAGAGCAAATCAATAAGCAACTCGATGACATCGCCGAGCAAAACAAAGCCGAGCAACAAAAGGTCATTGATAGCAACAATCAGCTTTACAAATGGCAAGATGAGTACACGAAAGCAAAGCGCGAGTTACTCAAAGACCATAACGACCGCGCACAGGCATACGAGAAACGCAAAGCGGAGCTGCGCCTAGAAATTCAAAAGATTGAGTTTGCACTAAGTGAAAACGGCAGCGCTGAAAATCAAAACGAGGCGAATTTTAGAGTGCTTACCAACTTGCAAGCCAAGCTCAAAGAAAAGTACGAAGCCGAGAAAGCTAAGGAATTTGCACCCATTGCGGAAAACTGCCCATGTTGCCAGCGTCCGATGGAATCAAACGAGCAAGAGCAACTTGAAAAGTTCAACCTAGCCAAAGCCAACGTGATAAAACAAATCGTTGCCGAGGCGCAGGATGTGAAGGTAAAAATGACTGAGTGTGTCACGGGACTCGAAGCATGTACAAAAAAACAAGCCGACCTTGCAGCGCAACTGACCGCAAAAGAAACTTACCTCAAAGAAGTCGAAAGCTCATTTGTAGTGGAGCAAGAACCAAGCGACACGCCCGACATGCTGGCATTGAAAAACGCCATCGACACACATAAAACCTACACACCTGAAGCCGTTTGCAACAACGCATTAAAGCAGGAACGTGGGCAATTGGATGAGCAAATCAAAGAGGTTGAAGCATCGCTAGCGAAACTAAGCCACATTGCAGGAATAAAAGAACGCATTTCCGAACTATCAGAAAACAAGCGCGCACTTGCCCAGCAAATCGCAAGCCTTGAGCGCGTAGCTTTCCAAATTGACGCATACGAAAAAGCACACATTGAGCTAGTGGAGAGCCGAGTAAACGCGAAGTTTGCAATTGTCAAGTGGAAAATGTTTGATGAGCAAATAAACGGAGGATTGGCGCCAACGTGCGAGGCAACGGTAAACGGAACGCCGTACAACGATCTAAACACCGCAATGAAAATCAACGCTGGCCTTGACGTAATCAACGCGCTTAACTACCATTTCGGAATGTTTGCGCCTGTGTTCATTGACGCACGTGAAAGCATTGTTGAGATAATCGACACCGACTGCCAAGTAATTAGCTTGCAGGTTGATAAGTCGTATAGTGAATTGACTGTAATTGTATAACCCTAAAATCAAGATAAAATGAAAAACGGAAAACAACCAATATTAGATAACCAATTTGAAGACAACAAAGGCCTAACCAAACGCGAGTATTTTGCAGGGTTGGCAATGCAGGGAATGGCAATGAGTGATTTGAAATTTGAGGATATGGCGCGCGATGCAGTTAAAATGGCCGACGCCTTACTCGCAGAACTTGCTTGCCTTGACAAACTGATTGCTATTTTAGAAACTAAACAACAAGAACAATGAAAACAGCAGTAGAATGGCTTGAAAAAGAAGTAAACCAATATGGAATTTTAACAAAAGGCTTAGTACTTAATCTTCTAAGTCAAGCTAAAGAAATTGATAAACAAGCCCACAAAGAAACTTGGGATGTAGCACATCAAGCGGGTAGATTTGAAGGCAAAGGTATTGCAGAAGAAAATTGGCAAACATTTGAAGAGTATTGGGATGAAACCTTTAAACAACAAGAACAATGAAAATACAAACTGAATACCTAGACAACGAAAGAGGAATCACGCACTTTACGCAGCGATTTGAAACCGAGAGCACAAAAAAGATAAGCTCTGAAGATTATTGTAAAGCAAAGGATGTTTTGCAATACTTAATTGATATGCTAAGTGATGGTGAAAAAGTGGAGTTGTGCGTTAGAAAAATTGAATAATCAACTATAAATACTTATATTTGTTAAAATTTTAAATTCATATACAATGAACACAACAACGCAGCCAGCAGTGGCAGAAAAGGAAGTTGCAGTAGCGAAAGCCGCAGCATCTGAACGCTTTACAAAAGCGGTAATGAAAGAGTTTGAGAGCTCAGTCGGAAAAGTAGAGCTAACGCCTTTTCAAAAGAACCTGATTAGCAACTATTTTATCAAGCTAGACCAAAGTTTGGCGCTTGCCGAAACAAAGCGTTTAAAGACACCTCAGGACAAAAGAGAGCAGTTGCCTTACACTTGGGACAATCTAAACATGAACGCGCTTGCCATGCAAGTAGTTCCGTTGTCGAGCGTAGGCCTTGACCCTTTGCAGCCAAATCACGTAAACCTCATCCCTTACAAAAACAGCCATACGAATAAGTACGACATTACGCCAATTATTGGCTATCGCGGCCTTGGCTTGAAGGCTTTAAAGTATGCGCTTGAAGAGCTTAAAGATGTCATTATTGAGCTTGTTTACTCAAATGATCACTTTGAGTTAATTAAAAAGGATGTGAACAACGAGCGCGATACATATGTTTTCAATGTGCAAAATCCTTTTGATCGTGGAGATTTGCTAGGAGGTTTTTACTGCCAACGCTACCAAGACGGAAAAGCAGACCGCATTCGAGTATTTACAAAAGCCGACATTGAAAAGCGTAAACCAAAATACGCAAGCGCTGAGTTTTGGGGTGGTACAAACTACAAAGGCGAAAAGATAGACGGTTGGTATGAAGAAATGGCTTACAAAACCATTTACCGCGCAGCTTACAACGATGTAATTATTGATAGCTCAAAAATTGACGCGCAATTCGCCAAGTTGTCGCAAATTCAAGATGAGTTCAATGCTGAGCCAACGCCAACAGAGGATATTACTCACGAGGTTATCAATGAAACCGCAAGCCAAGCAATTGCGTTTGAGCTAGACACTAGGCCGCCTCAAGAAGAGCCAGCTCCTAAAAAATCAAAGGCAGCAATTGCACCCGAAATAACTGATTTCCCTGAGTAATGAGAATCAACATTATTTCATCAGGAAGCAAGGGCAACGCCTATATAATCGAAAAGAACAACACCGCGCTTTTAGTTGAGTGCGGTGTAAAGTTCGCCGAGATACAAAAGGCAGTCAATTTCGATATGCTCAAAATCAAAGCGTGCCTTGTGAGTCATGAACACGGAGATCACTCGAAAGCATGGCGCCAAGTCATAGGAGCAGGCATTCCGATGTACGCAAGCGCTGGCACTTACGATGCACTTAATGTAAGCACAGAGGATAGGATAGGTTGTTTAAATCAAGGCTATTTAAAGGAGGTTTTCGGTTTTCTTGTTGGTTCATTCAAAGCCAACCACGATGCAGCCGAACCGCTTAACTTTATCATTGACGAAAAAATACTTTTCATTACAGACAACTACAAGCTACAATTTGACTTTTCAGCATTCAAGTTCACCTGCGTAATGATTGAAGCCAACTATTATGAGGACCTCATCAAAGGCAAGGCCGATGACTTCGTAAACAAGCGCCGATTTCGCTCGCACATGAGCTTTCAAACCGCTTTATTAACCCTAAAAACACTCGACTTAAGCGAGTGCAAACAAATCATTTTAATTCACCTTAGCGACGGATTTACGGATGAAAAACGCTTCATTCAGGACACTGAAAAGGCTTTTGGAATCCCGACTATTTGCGCTGATAAAAACCAAATTGAGTTATGAAACAAACATTTTTAACCAAAGTAAGCTACACCAAGCAATTCGATAACGGCACATTTAAGCGCGTTGTTGAACAATACCTTTTCGATGGCCACACATTCACTGACTGCGAGGCTAACGTTTACACGCATTTAGGGGAGCTGATACGCGGGGAGTTCACGATCATGAAGATGGATAGATTTTTAGTTGATGAAATCATTGGAGACAAACAGCATCAATTTGAAAAGTTTTTCCTGGTCAAGCAAATTCACACCGATATTGACGACCGTGAAATCAAAATGAAAATGCTGGTAAACGCTTCAAATATTGAAATGGCTAAAGAAATCGCTACGCAATACAATGCGGAGGTATTTATGTTTGAGCCTGAAATCAACTCCATAGTAGAAACCAAAATTTTGGACTATTTCCAAAGTACTGAAACAATTGAGGAATGACCCAAACCAAACTCGAAAAGCGCTTCGCCAAAAAAGTGGAGCGCTATTGTTTACAAAAGCAAACAACCCCTTGGATAATTTGCAGCTCATTTGGCTACACCAACATGCAAGCCATTGGCCGATTTTTGACAGGTGAGGGCACTATCAGCGCGCAAACCATGGGACTCATTGATGAGTACATGAAAAAGAATAAGTAACTTAAAAACCAAGCAAAATGGCATTCAAAGATTTAATTGAATATTACAAAAACCGCAACAACTACACCTCAACCATTAAACCAATTTTTGCGGATTCACAAAGTGAGCTTAATGATAAAACCATTGAAGAACGCAGGAAGCAACTACACCCGACCTATGACGAGGTAATCGAAATAGGCTTTAAACGTGAAGAGGCAGAAGACGACGTCTTTGAAAATATACACGGCTATCCGTATTTCCTAGTCAATTACGAAGCTGAAAACTTCATTATTGAATGGGATGTTTTAAGCCATGAGCTCACGTTAACAGTAGCTCATCAATTGATTGGCAGAATCACTTTTGATAAAGCCAAGGCAATAATTGAAGAGCTCGATAGACCTAAGCAAGACTAACATGAAAACACCTGTAATTATTTTAATCACCTTGTGGTCAATTTCATTATTAATCACCGCGCATCTTCACGGGAAGCCAAAAGAAAATCAACACAACTTTTTCAGAATGCTTGTAGCTGTATGCTTAGAACTTTGGCTTATATGGTGGGCAGGTCTATTCGATTAACTCTATTCAAAAACTAACAACTTAAAAGCCAACTCAATCAGTTGGCTTTTTTATTTACCTTTGAGTGTGGAAATCATAATACCTCAGCTATGGGAACTACTTTAAACCATGTCGAATCGAACACAAAAATTTACTACACAACCGATTACGGGCGCTTCAAATTCTTGAAAGGAAACCGCGACATAAATGAATCCAAGGTAAATAAAATCAAAGAGGTCATTGAAGCTGGTGTTGATGTGCTGCGATACGCGCCAATTATCGTAAATGAAGCCATGGAGATAATTGATGGTCAGCACCGCTTTACCGTATCAATGCAGCTTAGAACCAACGTTTACTATGTAATGCACAAAGAGGCCACACTGAGCATTGTGCCAACAATCAACAGTAATCACACCAAATGGCGCAACGTGGATTTTCTCAATAGCTATTTGGATTTGAAAAAACCCGCGTATTTGGCGCTACAAGATTTCATCAATGAATTTCACGGTATTAGCCTAAACACAGCAATCAAAATGTTTAATTCTGGCACACCCCAGGACGGCGCCGCAATCGAGCATTTTAGAGATGGCAACCTGAGCGACAAACACAAGGCATTTAGTTACAGCCTAGCCAACACCTTGCAAACCTTAAAGCCGTATACTGATAACCCTTTTAGCTCACGTTTCTTTTTGGTCATGATGCAGCTCCAGTCAAATGGCCTTTACGATCATTCACAAATGTTGCGTAAATTAGATGAAACAGGAATGCGCATTGAATCGGTTAAGACCGTCAAAACAATCATTCAGGAAATGGAGCAGATAATTAACCACCGCGCAAAAAACCGCATTATTATTCACTAGACATGATTAAACTCCTTAAAAAAATAGCAATCGCAACCGGCGGCATATTGTCAATGCTTGCGCTGATTTACTTCCATATTGCCGATAACATCACGCTCAAAATTTTTTGGTTCATCACCAATGAATGGCATTTGAAGCAGTCAGAGAAACCAAAGCAATGGGTTTGGATAATCACCGGCTACCGCATTGCAACTTTAGCAATCATCATTTTATCTTATCACCTCATCAAATACACTTACAATGCAATTTTTTAAAAGATTATTCAAGAAAAAACCCAAAGACCGCGCCCAATTAAAGCGCGAACAATACGAAAGAATCGGCCGAATTGTTGCACACGGAGCTATGACCGACCGCAATTTTAACCGTTCTATTTCTCGCCTGCCTTTGTACCCGCAATTGCTTGAAGTAATCAATCAGCACCCAAAGCAAAAGAAAGCCAGAATGCTTGTAAATATGTTTCGATTGGTTAAAAAAAGGTAAATTTACACAAGCATAATTTTAGTAATCAGGGTGGCTTTGGCTGCCCTTTTTTAAACCCTAAAAGCATGGAAAACAAAGATAAAAAACCAAGACCCCCAAGAGCCCCAAGGAAAAAGCCAAGCCTATTAACAAAAGCTGGCCAACCAAGAAAGAAAACAGGTGTGCCAACTGTAAAGAACACACCTGATAAATTTGAGTTGCTTTGCCAAATGATTGAAATTGAGGGGATTAGCGCAGTAAAGGGCATTAAAAGACTAGGTTTAAGCACTGATATGTTTTATAAATGGCTAAATGAGGACGAAAATAACGCGAAAAAATACGCGCGTGCGGCTGAAATACGTAGCGAAATGATATTCGAAGAGATGCTCGATATTGCCGATAAACAAGATAAAGATGTTTACATTGATGCCGAGGGAAAAGAGCGAACCGACCACAATGTTATCCATAGAAACAAGCTGCAAATCGATACGCGCAAATGGTATTTGTCCAAAATGATGCCCAAGCGTTACGGTGATCGTTTAGACTTGACCACAAATAACGAGTCAATCAATAAAACACAGCAGGCACCGATACCCACAGAACAAATAAACAAACTCATTGATGGCCTCGATAAGCTATGATGAAATAAAGCCCGTTTTAAGGATAGCCGCACGCGATAATTTCGTTGCCTTTTGCTATTACTATGACTTCAATTTTTTCAAATCACGGCCATACCTTAAAGAAATTGCCCAAGCATTTCAAGACGTTGACGATGGCAAAATCAGAACGCTGGCCGTATCATTGCCACCCCGCGCAGGCAAATCCTACATAACCTCATTGTTTTGCGCATGGACGCTTGGGAAGCACCCAACTGAAAGCGTAATGCGCAACACCTGTACTGCTACCCTTGCTCAAAAACTTTCATACGATGCGCGCGACATTGTGCGCTCTGAGAAATTCATGCAGGTATTTCCTGAGGTAAGGCTATCGGATGACCGAGGTAGTGTTGACGCTTGGTCAACTAATCACAGTAAGCAAGTAGGTTATTTCGGTAGGGGAGTTGGCGGTACAATCATTGGTTTTGGAGCAAGCAAATTAGCCATTACCGATGACCTTTTTAAATCCATGGAGGACGCGATGTCGGAAACCATACGCGAAAAAACGCACTCATGGAAAGAGGCAACACACGACTCACGTAAAGAAAGCGGATGTGCTGAGATTGACATTGGCACCAGGTGGACGCGAGACGATGTCATTGGTAAAAATACCGAATACAATTACTATGAAAGGCAAATAATTGTACCGGCACTTATTGAGCGAGACGGTGAGCTGCATTCCTTTTGTGAGGCCGTAATGACAACAGAAGAGTATTTGCGTAAACGCCAAAAGACCCGTGAGGAGATTTGGATGGCTGAGTATATGCAGCAGCCGGTTGACATTAAAGGCCGTTTATTTGAGAACTTACGCACGTTTAAAGACCTTGACGCGGTCTATAAGCACAGCCAAGGCGCATTTGCCTACATTGACGTAGCTGACGAGGGTAATGACTTTCTTTGTATGGTTCTGGGTCACGTAGTCAACAAAGACCTTTACATAACAGATGTGGTATTTACAAAGGCAAATACTGACGTAACTATCCCAATGTGCGCCGAGCTACTCAATAAACACAACGTGCCGTATTGCCGGGTTGAAACAAACGGCATGGGCGCAATATTTGTGAAGTCATTACGTAAGGAAACAAAAACGGGAATTTTGCCCATTATCAACAATCAAAACAAGGAAACCAGAATACTAATGAATAGTAGCTTTGTGCTGCGTAAGTTTAGGTTTAGAGCGGAGTCAATAGGCGAGTATGCGCAGTATATTCACCAGCTTAAAGGCTATCAAAAAGAGGGCAAGAATAAAAATGATGATGCACCTGACGCAACAACAGGGCTTGCACTAATGGTAAACGCTTTCTTGCCGAGCTTAGATGCCTAATAATTTGCGCATTTCGTCAATGCTTAGAGGCGTTAGCTCATTGATTTTAGATACTGCCTCGGCACGCTTAAGCAATGATTCAGCATCTTTTTTCTCATCTGCTTTCAATACCGATATGTGCGAAAAGTCAGGAACCAGGTACATGCCTTGTTTATCAAGACCGAGTTGCTTAGTGAACTCATCATACATGATTTGAGTATCTGGAATGATTGTTGAGTTGTACGCTTGACGCTCACCCATTTCAACGTTTGAAAACGTGGAGCCTTTACCGCCTTCACCTTGTCCAAACATGTGTTGGTTGAGGCCGTATTCATCAATAATGGCTATTTTATCAGCGGTCATTTCCTCAAATAACATCAGGTCTTTTGTTGGAAATGTCATTGGGTCAAACTTCAAAGGCTTATCGGTTATCACGATTTCTCCTGAATGTCTTTCCTTGAGGTCTTCGCGTATTTGCTTAATATCTTTAGGCTCCAAAGGCATGGCTGAGATACCATCTTTGCTATCACTCGATAAGATACCCAAGCTAAAAAGGTTTGCAAGTAGCACGTTTCTTTTTTCGTACTGCTTTTTTAGGTTGCTGAGAGGGTAGCGCAAAGAGTCAATCTTTGACTTTGTGTTGAACAAATTAATACCGTCCGGCTCCGTTAGGTAAATAACGTCCTCAGGGTAAAAATCTTTGTACGTATCAACAACCGATGTAGGTATTTGGAATTTCTCAATGAAGCTGCCCATATCTACGCTGATAAGGTTCTTGCCGGTTGGCACAATCTTCACGTTGTTGAATGACAAAGGCAACATCTGTTTAGCACCAAATGAGCCCATAGGGGCGTAAATCAAAGCATTGTTTGTAACGCATTTATTCACGGCCGTCATGTAAATCATGGTCCCCCATGACTGCATAGCGTTAGGGCGGTCAATCAATCCAAAGATGTTGTTGCCGTTGGGGTCAATGCGCTCGCCTTTGTCATTTACAATCATTGGATTTGCTGAGGCCACCATCTTTGCATAGCGATTAATCACAGCGTGCAGCTCGGGGATTTCATAGTAAAGGGCAAACTTGTCGGTTGTTGATACCCATACAGGAGATACAACGCCAATTTGCTGAGTTGTGTAATAATTTGGGTTAGACCATCCTAGCAAACCGCGCAACCTCGTCATTAAATCCATTGAAAAAAGTTTATTTGCAACAAATTTATAATAATTTTGAGGCTTAAAGGTAAGCAATGGACAAATTGACTCCCAAACAACTAGAGGCTATCAAAGCGGTTAAGACCAAACAAATGGCCGAAAATGAAACTATAAAGAAATGACCAGAGAGCAAGAAATTCAGCACGTATTAGCGAACAAAGAGATTTTGCTAGCTAAAAAAACGGCAGCAATTAAGCATGGCGATGTTGTCTTTGGCGATTATGGCAGCGTAAATAAAAAGCATCTGATCACAAAAGCTGAAGGCGGTGATGATACGATGCTCGGCATGCTTAAATTGGAGCTTTGCATCAATACAACCAATGTGATTGACTCGCACATGGATTGCCATATTCCTGGCCTTTGGAAAAAATCCCTGAAAGAAACAAAGTTGTTGTTCTTGCTCCAGGAGCATGAAATGGAATTTAAGTACGTCATTGCCGATTCCAAAAACAATGAGTTTAAGGCCGAGGCTAAGCGCATGCCATGGTCTGACCTTGGTGTTAGCTATGCAGGAGATACAGAGGCTTTAATGTTCAATGTAACAATTGACCAAAAGCGCAATGAGTTCATGTTCGGCCAATACAAAAGCGGCTACGTTTTGAATCATTCGGTAGGTATGCGCTACGTTAAGATTTTCCTGTGCTACAAAACAGATAATCCTGCCTACTCTAGTGAAAACGCTAACTGGGAAAAATACTACCCGCAAGTAGTAAATAAGGATGTAGCAGATGCAAAAGGGTATTTTTACGCTGTTACCGAGGCGAAAGTTATCGAGGGTTCAGCCGTTGTAAAAGGAAGCAATACAATCACTCCTGTTGTATCTATTTCAGAATACACTGACAAACAACATTGCGATACATGCGATACCGATACAGATAGTATTGAACTAGACAATGCAAAAAGCATCTGCAAGGGTTGCGGTACGCAAAGAAAAGAAGCCGCTGGCAGCAGCACTTCTGATAAAACAGAGCCGTCTAATGACACTCAAAGGGATAATGCTTCTACCTTGGATTGGAGCAAAGTAATTAGTAACTTCTAAACAACTGTACAAATGACCACAGAAGAAGTAATTAAGGCCTTAGAGGATAAATTAGAATCCAAAGGCTTTGCAAGTAAATCAGATGTTGAGGCTATCAAGGCTTCCATCGAAGAGTTGAAAAGCGCGAACAATGCCACCGCGATTAAAGAGGCAATCACAAAAATCGAGTTGGAAATTGCTAGCCTGAAAGAGCCTAAGCAAGAGACTGAAAAAACCTTTAAATCTTTTGGTGAAGCGTTACGCGCAACACTTGAGGACAACAAAGAGGCAATCATCGAAAGCACCAACAAAAAAGGCGAGAGCGTAACAATGCAGATTAAAGCTGCTATTACTATCTCTGAAGGAGCTACTTTGTTTGCAGAGGGTTCTGATAGTCACTATTTGTTGACTGCGTTTACTGGTGTTATCTCTAAGATCCGTAGCCGCGTAAGCCGTTACCTTTCTTTGGTTTCAGTTGGCACAATCAACAACCGCGTTGCAATGTGGGTTGAGGAATTAGATGAGCAAGGCACGCCTATCTTTATCGCTGAAGGAGCTACAAAAACACCTGTTTCTGTACGCTATGAAGAGCGTGAGGCTAAGGTTCAAAAAATCGCTGTTACTTGCAAAGTAACAATGGAGATGCTCCGCGATTTGCCGCAGTTGACTTCTTACATTCAATCTAACTTGTTGCGTCGCATTGAAGTAGCTACAATTACCGAGCTTTTCGCTGGTAACGGTACCATGCTCAACGGTCTTTTCGATTATGCAACTGCCTTTACAGGTGGTGGCTTAACAACCGAAACACCGTCTTATGCTGATGTATTCCGCGCACTTGCATTACAAGTTGAGTTGGCTTTCGGTACAGCAACTGCTGTATTCGTTAACCCTGAAATCTTGGCTGCTATGGACGTTCAAAAGTCTGTTGATGGCATCTATTTACTCCCACCATTTAAGTCTGTTGACGGCCGCGAGGTTGCAGGCATGGAGTTAATTCCAGATGTTGCCTTGGTTGGTTCTGATTTTGATTTTGTTGGTGGAGACCTTACAGTTGTTAACGTTCGTTTCCGCGAGGGTTTAACCCTTGAAATCGGCGAGGACGGCAATGACTTCTCTAAGAACTTAAAAACCATCCGCGCAGAGCAAGCTCTAGTTCAGTTCGTTTCTGCTAATGACACTCAAGTGCTTGTCAAAGGTGTTATGGCTGACGCATTAGAATTGATTACTACGCCTGCATAGTAATTAAACCGCTACACTTGCCCCGACATTAACCCAAGCGGTTTGTCGGGGTTTGTGGCGTAAACAACTATCATAAAACAACGATTATGAAAATCAAATTGACCGCAAAATTTAGCCTTAAAAGACAAGGCGATGTTATCGAAGTAAGCGAGCTAACAGCAACACAATTGATTAAAGAGGGCAAAGCAACCGCAGTTGGTGCTAAGGCAACTAAATCAAAAGAGAAAAAGCAAGAGGAAAGCAAAGAAGAGCCTACTACTGACGCGACTGAAAACATTGTAATCGAGTAGCAACATGCCTGCAATTACACAATTCATACAGCCACAAGACTTTATTCTACGCTACAAGTTGAGCGTAGCGTTTAACGATGGCAATGCCTTAATTGAGCAATACATTAAGATGTACGAAAAACCGTACATGTACCGCTTATTTGGCCAAGAGTTGTGTGATTTGATTTATCTGGATTTTGATGATGAGCCACTTTATCAAGCCCTTTCAGTTCCAACGGTTGTAAGTCATTGCCATGATATTTACACCTCGACTGGCTTTATTGATATTATTAGCTCATTCATTTACTCGCACTATGTACGCGAGAACATCAACACTAATACAAGCATTGGCCAAATGGCCGCAAAGGTTGAAGCTGGCACGCCTGCAAATGATAACAACACGGTTGCATTTACGTTTTACAATGCCGCTGCGCGAAACGCTTTAGCCTTGCAAAAGTATATTGAAGAGAATAAAGCCGATTACCCTCAATACGCAGGCGAGCGCATTCAAACTACTTGGTTTATATGAAGCTGATTTCATCAATTTTAAAAACCGAAGTCATTGATAAGCTCAACAACACTTTGGTTGCTGTTGAGTTTGGTGCGTTTGACCCAGAAGAGCAAACGCAAGATGTTACCTTTTGCGATCTAAAGTGGCTCAAATTATACCTTAACCGCTTGCAAATAAACGGCGTTTCGCACCTTGTTATAGCCATAAACGGCAAAACCGTTACCATTAAATTGGATGTTGAATTGATAGGAGATGAGGTGTTTACTTTGCCTATTCCGCTATTTTTTAACGGCACTCTTTCAAACACCAAATGGGAATGGAATAAGTACGTAAACCCGCAAACAAACATCAACAGCGAGCGAGATAAGCTGCCATTCATTTGGTTGATTTCACCAACTGATGAGCGCATTGATAGCTACAATGATGGAGGCGGGCGCAATGTAGATGCAAAGATTTGGTTTGTGCATTGGTCTGATTGGACCAAACTAAATGCCGATAGGCAAGACGAGGCCGTACAGCCGCTTTATGCTTTGGTTGATGAGTTTGTCAATACAATGCTTAGACAAAGCGCTACGTTTGATGGCAATACACTTGGCCATTTACGCAGGGACTTCCCTAAATTTGGCACTGAAAACGAAAACGGAATTGACAAAGCAATTTTTGATAGCTCACTTTCTGCTGTTGAGTTGGATGCAAACTTTAAAATCATTAGCACTTATTGTGAAAATTGCTAATTTTGACCAAGTAATTATTATTTAACCCTTAAAAAACAAGAAATTATGGCCACAGCTGGATGTAACTGCAACGGTCGAATTGGTAACACTGGTTATCCTGGAGTAAAGCCGTTCGGCGTTACTGCTGGTTTGTACATGATGCCGATTTTTGCAAACGATGGTACCCGCAATGGTATCGATTTAACGAGCAACGACCTCGGTCAAGCTCTTTTGGATGGAATCAATAACCCTGACCCATCAAAACGAATTTACCCTTTTAACAACTTACGTAACGTAACGTTTGAAGAGGCTGACCCGAACTTTGAAACAGCTGACAATGGTGAGCGTTTCAAGACCCGTAACGGTATCAAAACCGTAACGTTTGAGGCATGGGGAGTAAACGAGCAATTCTTTGCTAAGGCTTCTGAGAACTGCGTAAACTTTGGTATTTTCTTGGTTGATGTTTGCGGTAACGTAAAAGGTCAATTAGAAGAGGCTTTGGAATTATTGGCACCACGTCCTGTAAACCAATACAGCTTCTTTGCCAAATACATGGACGCAACTGCTGACACTGGCGCAAAAGTTATGTTCTCAATGGACTATTCTTTATTGACTTCTGACGGTGGTCAATGGATGATTCCGGATAGCCTTTTATCTCCTTTCTCTGCTCTTGAGTTGAACGGACTTATTGATGTTACATTTGACATTACTGTCAACTCTGCAACTGAAATTCAGTTCCAAGCTAACTATGAGTACGGAAACGCAGTAAATCGCTTACCATGGAGAGGTGCTGCCTTGGCTGACTTTGATTTATTCAATCAAACAACCAACTTGGCTGTAACTCCTTCTGCTGTTGTTGAGTCTGCTGTAACGCCAGGTCTTTACACCTTGACATTGCCGGCACAAACTGCAGCTGATGTTGTTGCTTTATCTGCATTCCGTGCAGCATCAGGCAACTTGGTAAATGGTTTTGAAGGCGAGTCAACAACCTTTGTAGCTCAGTAATCATGAAAGTGATAACAATCGGCCGCTATCAATTCAATGCCTTAGCATTTGAAGGTATGACACAAAAGCAAGCGGTTGCGCATTTTGGCAGTTTTCCTGCCGATGTTGTTAAGCAGGCTTGGAAACAAGCGCAGCCGATTTTAAAAGCATTATAAGACTTTTTTGTTTGTTTTGTTTGATGTGAAAAGGGGAGGCAACTCCCCTTTTTTGTTACTTTGTATTATGGCAATAGGTGCGAGTAAGCTGCATGAGATGTTGAGAAAGGGCAAATTGCTAAACGAGGCGGTTGCATGGTACAACGCGTTTTCGCCAAAAACAAAGACCGAAGTTCTTGACCTTATTCGCCAGGAGCAGTTGATGAAAAAGGGAATAGATGGCACCGGCCAAGTGATTGGCTACTATTCGCGCCTCACCTCATTAATCAATCCAAAAAAGAAATTTAATGCGCCTTTCACCTTGTTTGATACGGGTGATTTTTACCGCTCCATGTACGTTCGCGTACTTCAAAATGCCATCATCATAGAGGCCGACACCCAAAAGATGGAAGAGCAAAGCTGGTTCACAGATAAAATACTAACCCTTACAGATGAAAATTTGGCAATCCTTCAAATCAAAATTCGCGAAAGCTACATTAAGCAATTCAAAACACTACTGGGCCTCCATTGATGAGATGCCTTTGTACTTTTGGGAGAAATGCCAAGAGGGTAAATTGCAGTTTGTAAACAAGGACAAAAAGCCAAGGCAATACGATGCGGATATTTGGCTTATTTTGTACAATGAGTATTTAGATCGTTATGGACTTGGTGAGCAATTAGATAAGTATTTGACTCAAAAAATACACCTCGCAAAGCTGCGTTTTCAATATGTCCAAACAAACAACGTATTTTTGTTGAACAACATTGAAATTGCCCAGATTGAACTCGAGCAACTAGACCCGTCAAAGCATGAAGGAATGAGCACCGCGCAGGTTGTCGTGCATCTTTCTAAGTGGATAGGCTATCGAGTAGACACGCGAGCAATTACGGTTGTGGAATTTAAAGAAATGTTAGAGGAGTATGTCAGAAGCAATAAAGAAAAGTGATATAGTACAAGGCGACCCATTTGGAGAAATCGCCGCCGATATTACCGAAACGCTCGCAGCGTTAGACAAGTACGATAAGTCAATAAAGAGCATTGCTAACACTATGCAAAACGACCTTTCAAAGGCCGCTAAAAAGACCGTGCAGGATATTGAAGCCATTAACAAAGCCGAGATTGAAAGCGAAAAACTAGTGCAGGCTAAAATACGCACCTCAAAGCTGCAATTAGATTTACAAGCCAAGCAAAACCAACTTAACGCCCAATCAGAAAAGCAAGCCGAGCAGCAAGCTAGAGCACTTGAAAGAGAGGCAGCGCAAAAAGAAAAGGCTAACAAACAAGCTGAAAGAGCCGCTAAACTCGCAAAAGATGAGGCAAGCGCATACAAGCAACTAGAGCGCAACACTAGAGAGCTTAAAAACCAATCCAAAGAGCTAGGGGCTCAAATGCTCAAATTGGAGCAGTCAGGCAAACGCAACACAGCTGAATATCGCAAACTAGAAAGCCAATACAAATCAGTTACCAAGGCCGCGCAGGCTGGCGATGTTCAGTTAAAAAAACTAGATAAGACCGTTGGGGATAATTTCCGAAATGTAGGTAATTACCAAAGCGCAATCGGTGGCCTTAAAAATGTACTTGGCAATCTAGGTATTGCCTTTGGTGCATCAACCGTTATACAGGGAGCCGTTACCACAATTCGTGAGTTTGACCAATCCATTGCGGATTTGATTTCTATTACGGGTGCAGGAGGCAAGGATTTGGAGTTCTTTAAAGAGCAAGCCATTGGCCTAGGCAAAGAGGTTCAAGGCGGTGCGTCAGCCGTAATTGAGGCGTATAAATTGATAGGTTCGGCAAAGCCAGAGTTATTGCAAAATGCCGAGGCTTTAAATGAGGTTACAAAATCAGCTATCACATTAAGCCAAGCATCCGGAATGGAGTTGCCTGCTGCAGCCACTGCGCTTACCGACGCAATGAACCAATTTGGAGCACCTGCCGAGCAAGCGGGTAAGTTTATCAATGTACTTGCAAATGGTGCATTGTTTGGAGCTGCCGAGATACCCCAAGTCACCGAGGCTTTATTGCGATTTGGAGCCGTTGCTAAAACAGCAAATGTAAGCGTTGAGGAATCAACTGCGCTAATTGAGGCATTAGCTGAAAAAGGCCTTAAGGGAGCGGATGCGGGTACAGCCTTGCGAAATGTAATGCTAAAGCTAAGCGCACCAGATGCGTTGCCAAGAGAGGCTAAAAGACGTCTTGATGAGCTAGGTATTTCATTTGCTACATTAGAGGACACCTCGCAGCCATTTAGCACGCGATTACAGGCCTTAAAGCCTTTGCTTAATGATAACGCTGCGCTTGTTAAAGTTTTTGGAACTGAAAACGCTGTTGCGGCCACAAACTTAATTAGCAACTCAGGGCGTGTTGCCGAGCTTACTAAGCAAATGGAAACTCAAGGCACTGCAACTAAGCAGGCAGAGGATAGAACAAAAACCCTATCACAGTCATTCATTGAGCTACAAGGTTCTTTTGAAGGATATTTACTGCAACTCAATGAAGCGTCAGGAGCGGGAGCCACGTTTGCAAATGCAATTCAATTCTTAGCGCAAAACCTTACAACCATTTTAAACACCGTTGCAAAGGTTGGCCGCGCATGGCTGCTATACCGCGCAGGTTTACTTGCTGCAAATGCCGCTCAATTTGTTTTAAATGGTGGGCTCAAAGACACCTTGCAAGGATTTTTAAAAAGCATACCGGCAACACGTGCCTATCGCTTAGAGCAAATCAAATTAGCTAGGGCAACAACCGCAAGCGGAGAAGCTGTAAAAAGCACGGGCCGCGCACTTAGTGCCGTTCCATGGATGGCAATCATTGGGGTTGTTATAGAGCTTGCAACTGCGTTTTATGATGTAGCCAGCGGTGCGGCAGAGGCGCGTAGACAGCAAGAGATTACAGATAACTATACAGCAAATGCAGCTAAGAAATCGGATAAGCGAGTAAGTCAAAGAAGTGAAAACCTGCAAAAAGAAATTGCCGCATTGCAACGTCAAAGAAATGAGAACAAAATAACAGAGCAAGAATTTTTGAAGCTCAAAGAGGCAGCTATTAAAAAATCAAAAGAGCAGGTTTCTGGCGATATAAAGGCAGTGAATCAGCGAAAAGCAAACTACAAGAACGCGCTTGCGGACCTTAAGGTTCTTCAAAAAGAATTTGAAAAGACAAATGACCCCGCCAAGCTAATTAAAAAAACAGGCGATATTGCTAAAAAATACGGCTTAGAAGGCGATGAATCATGGATGAGCTTTTTCACCGGTGATAAGGATGCGGCAACCACCACGCAGGTTATTCAAAATCTAGAGGCCTCGATAGCTGCAACTAACACGAAATTAAAAACGTACAATGAAGAGCTAAATGGCATTGGTGAAACCACCAAGGATGCAACAAGCGAAGTTGAGGCTTATGATGCGCAGCAAGTCAGAAGTGGCAATACAACAAAGGCAAACACGGCGGCAGTAAAGGAATATAAAACCGAGTTTAAAGACCTAAATGAGTACATATCAGAGCAAAGTGATTTACTGCAACAGCTGAAAGGAATTGAGCAAGAGCGCA